GATCTAGGACCGACGCCGTCCAATGCCACCTTATCCACCTTTTAAAAGGTGGAGCCAAAAGTCTTAAATTATTCTTACTTTATTTAATATTTGAAGCAAAGTAAGAACATAATAATAAAAATTGGTTTGTTTGGAACAACCTTTTCAAAGGTTGTTAGGTCGCATACATTAGTCCCACATTGCCGCCAATAAAGTGTACAATATTGATGCGCTCTTCAAACAACATTAGATTAAAATTGTAATCATAAATGCGCCACGTGGGTTTATTAACACCAATAACCTGTTTTGTTACCGGATCACAAATGGTTAAACTCTGTGCCAATGGGTCCAGGGGCGGTATAACTGTAGTGAATTCCAACTCTATTTGTGTAAACCGATTCATATTTATTGCGCCTGATGGTTGTAAATTTGAATTATTGGAATGGATGCTAAAATTGTAGCAATAAAGACCTGGAGGCGCATTACCACTCGTTCTAGTATATTTCTCAATGTAGTTATAAACTCCCGCTGGCTGAATATTTTCACGATACGACCCATCTAACAAAATACCCATCCCAATCAAGATTTGCTTATCATTCTCAGGCGAATAATTTGACGTAATTAGAAGACCGGTTTGGTTACCATCTGGATTCACACCAGGTCCTATATAGGTAGGTATTAAAATAGGAGGCGTAGACGCATCTGAACGATAAATTAAATAATTACCAGATGCGGGTGCTTGAACTACATCTAGAGGCATATAATTGTAGGGCCAATTGCTGTAATTGGACCATTCGTTGCGCAAATTGGCGTCACTGCGTTGAAAATAGAACATCCAATTGGACACCATACCAAGCGAATCTAGTTCTACTTTATTAGGTCCAGTGACATTGTAAAATATCTGCTCGTGAACCTGTTTTATTAAATATTTCTGCTCCTCCATAGCAAAAAGCCTCTCTTCATCATTGGATAAGAATCCATATGTACAATTTAAATGAACATCCGCATTCCATAATGTTCTTGTATCAGTGTAAGAAGTAATACATAAATCAATGTCGGGTGGCGGCTGTAAGAAACGATAGAACTGCATATACCAGGTATTAAAATTGGGCGCTATATAAGGATAATTATAAGTGTAATCAAAGACATCACGAATTTGAAATAGCTCATTAACGGGTCTCATTGTTACGACAATATGTAACTCATTGTATTGGAGCGACGTCAAAGGGAATGCCATTTGGCTTTTAAGACCAAACCAACTATTTAGCGGAATATACAAGATGCGACCACGAATGGAGGGTTCAGGGCCAGCCAGCGCATCCGTGTAGAACGCATTTGGATACGAATTGACACGCGAACCAGCATTTGCCGGATCATTGATTTCCTTTGTATTGCCACTCATTACATCAAACAATTCCTTCTTATCAGTAGAAAAATCGCGCTGGACGGCTGACAATAAGTAATCACCAGAATATTCCTGGAGAGTATAATTACCGCAAGTAATACTGATTTTTGAAATCATTTTTGCTCCTAAATTTTCAATCCATTTGAATTCATAAGGAGCCCACTCCTGAGTTGTAGCATCTTGTTGTGGCGGCATAATTGGACTCCAAATGCTAGGCAAAGCAACCGACAAATAACAGTCCATTAATAAATCAGCATATCTAGGTATTTTGAATGTGAAGGTGGATTCCTCGGATAGTCGCAATGTTTTAGAACCTTCAAAATCAACACGAAACTTTTGTAGACCAAAATTAGTATAGTGCGCATAGGTTGATTTGAAAAACGTTTTAGAAGGATTACCGTTTAAAACTATATTTTGTTGTCCAACAGATACAAGATTCATAAGTCCTCCTGGCATTTAATTGTAATTATAATACTAACATATTATTTTTTTAACTAATAACTGTCATTATATTATATTAATTTAACAATGAATTTTATTATTATTTTATACAATTAATATAATAAAGATAATGGCATCACCATCAACACCCCCAAATATATCAAACGCAGCAAATCAAGCAGGTAATGCTATTAAAAATGTAGCAAATGAACTAGTAGAAATGAAGGAAAATACTGCTATTACATTGTTAACATTCCTAACATTTTTTACTATTATAATGGCATTCTTATATTATTTCTATTTTAATGGAACTGGCACTGTTGGTGGTATTTTTATGATATTAATACTAACAATAATGCTTAGTATAGTTGGTCAAGCTGTTATGGGATCAGCTGGATTGGCAGCCGGTGGCATTATGGGATTAGTAATTGGTATTTTAATATTTGTAAAGATGATAAATGGTAAAGCTACGCGAAATTGTAATATAATGGACACTGTATATGGTGAAAAAAATATGGCAATAAGTTCATTAAGTTTTTCAAATGGTGCTACTAGCGGTTCCGAAGAGTTACAACCCTTGTGTTATTATTATATTAAATCCGCATATAATTGTTGCAGTGGCGGTAATTATAGAAATGATTATGTTTCATTATGCTCCTTACAAGATCTTTTGAAGCAAGGTGTAAGAGGGTTGGACTTTGAAATTTACTCAATTAATGACGAGCCAGTTGTTGCCACATCAACTGTAGATAATTATTGCGTCAAAGAGACGTTTAACTATATTAAGTTTAGTGATGTAATAAATACTATTGTTAATACCGCGTTTTCTGATAATGTTCCAAACCCGAATGACCCTATTATTTTTCATTTAAGAATAAAGAGTGAAAATAAAACAATGTATAAGAATTTTTCACAGATGTTACAAAGCATTAGTAACCGTCTAATGGGCCCGGATTATAGTTATGAATATAAAGACGACCAGGGACGTATAAGAAATTTTGGTGAGGTTAATATTTCTAAAATGATGGGCAAAATTGTTATTGTCGTAGATAGAAGTAATACAACTTGTTTATGCGATGACTGTGAAGAAGATTGTGGTGAGTTTTATGAATTTGTAAATATGACAAGTAATTCTACATTTATGCAACTATTAAGGTACAGTGATATTGAATATACGCAAACACCGGATGATTTAATTAATCAAAATAGACGAGCAATGACAATTGGAGTACCAAATAAAGGAGCAAATCCAAATAATCCAAGTGCCGCTGTTATGCGTTCATTGGGCGTCCAAATGCTTGCTATGCGTTATCAAATGGTTGACGCAAATGTAGAAGAAAATGATATGTTCTTTAATGAAGATGGTCACGCCTTCGCATTAAAACCATTAAATCTAAGACCTATTGTAACTGTCATTGACGACCCTGTAGTACAAAACCCAGCATTGTCATATGCAACAAGAACCGTAGAAGGAGCATTTTATAAATTGGATGTTTAGACTTCTTTGAATTTGTAAACTTAGACAATTCTAAAAATAATATTTTAACTATATATATTATAATATTATTATGAAAAAAAATATATGTGATTCAAATATGAGTTTTGAAGAATGTGAATTAGCAATTCTTCGTTCTGCGGTGGATAAAGCCGAAGAACGTCAAGGACGAAAGGAAGCCAATTCACCTGATATTAAAAGAATAATTAGTATTGTTGAGAATTTTTTACGGAAGAAAAAGGCCATTTGTTATGGTGGCACAGCAATCAATAATATATTGCCCAAACAGGATCAGTTCTATAACAAAGACATTGAAATTCCTGACTATGATTTTTACAGTTTTAACGCACTCAATGACGCAAAGGAACTTGCTGATGTTTATGTAAAGGAAGGATTTTTTGAAGTTGAGGCAAAATCGGGTCAGCATTTTGGCACATTTAAGGTATTTGTGAATTTCATTCCTGTTGCTGATATTACTATGTTACCCAAGGAATTATTCAACTCTATCAAGAAAGAAGCCATCAAAATATCCGGGATCTTATATGCTCCACCCAATTTGCTCCGTATGGGAATGTATTTAGAACTATCGCGTCCTGCTGGTGACGTGTCTCGTTGGGAGAAAGTTATGAAGCGTTTAACCCTGCTTAATAAACATTATCCTTTAACCGCGAATCAGTGCGCACACATTGATTTCCAGCGCAAAATGGCCGATGATAAAAAAGCAGATGAGATTTACGAAAATGTTCAAAAAACTTTAGTAGATCAAGGTGTGGTATTTTTTGGTGGTTATGCTATTTCCATTTATGCTAATTATATGCCTAAGCATTTACAGCGAAAGTTACAGAAGATTCCCGATTTTGATGTTTTGTCCGAGGACCCGTTGGTTACTGCTCAAATTGTGAAAGAGCGATTAAATGACATTGATATTAAAAATGTCAAGATTATTAAGCGGCCTTCAGTTGGTGAAATTATTGCACCGCATTATGAGATACAAGTTGGTAGCGATACGGTTGCGTTTATTTATGAGCCACTAGCGTGCCATAGTTACAATATTGTCAAAGAGGATGGATATGACGTCAAAGTGGCGACTATTGACACTATGTTGAGTTTTTATTTGGCGTTTTTGTATGCGGATAGACCTTATTATGATAAGGACCGTATATTGTGTATGTCTAAGTATTTATTTGAAGTACAGGCAAAGAATCGGTTGGCGCAAAAGGGTGTCTTACGGCGATTTTCAATTAATTGTATGGGGCACCAGGAGACGATTGAAGAGATGCGGGCTGAAAAAGCGGAGAAATTCAAGGAATTCAAAGATAAAAAGAAGACACCTGAATATGATGCTTGGTTTTTGCGTTACAGACCAACTGACACGACGAAAGAGAAAGATGGGAAAACAGAAGATAAAACAGATAAAACAGATAAAACAGATAAAACAAAAGAAAAAGAAGATGTATCGTCATCTAGTAGTCAAAAGACCAAATCCAAAAGGAAGAGGAACAAGAAGACCAAGAAACGCGGGATATTCAAATTTCCCTTCTAAACGTGTTCATTCAGTTTCAACCTGGTTATAAACCGTTCTTTATCTTGCTCCTCATTCATATAAATATTGATTATCTCAGCAGGTGAATAAAACTTGTCGTTGACTTGTTCTAAAAACTGGTCTTCAATATTTGTGTCAAATAAGTGTTTATACATTTCAGAAATTACTGGTCTACTTGCGTAAGACAATTCCAATGTAATGTCAATTCGCCCGGGGCGTTTTAAAGCCGGGTCCAAATCATTATAATGGTTAGACGATATTATCATAATACGTCCCGGTGTTTCACGAATACCATCCCATAAATTCAATATATCATCCAATGTAATAGGATCATCATCAATACTCACCTTGGGACCACTTGTCGTAAGAATCCCTTTTTTCGTTGATTCCTCCATTTCAGCAATTGTTTCAAGTAAATCACCCATATTGACTTTGGAAGTCATTGTCATTTCATCCAAATTCAATTTTCGTCCAATACCAAGAGTAAAATCATCACCATTTTTCTTATTCTTCTTCTTCTCTCTATCCATCACAATATCTCCAATACAATCAATGTCCTCAAACACAATAATCTTTTTGTCAAATGTTACGCTATGTCGCTTATTATCATCATTATAACGTTCTTCAAAAAAGATATTATCTAGTTGTTTCTTTGTCTTGATTAATTTTAAAGATATACATATAATATTACGACCAGTATAAGTAGCAAGTGCTTTGATAAATGATGTTTTTCCAGTACCAGGAGGACCGTGAATACCAATACCAAGCGAATACGGGATACCCTTGTTATAATACCAGTCCTTGTTTTTCAAGAAGTGATCAATCTTTTCCATTGTAATCATTTTCTTGTCAAAAAATAAGTTATCAAATGACCGCGTACTTTCAAAAACCACTTCAGACCATCTTTCTGACGGACTATCTTCAAACTTGATATTTGTTAGTGTATATATAAACTTTTTATCTTTGCGAGTTTGTTCCAAAGATGAAACATATTTATTAGTTATATCTTGAACAAATTGTTTAATGGTTTCAACATCATTTTTATAAGAATATAATTGAATAATAATCCGATCCGTCTTTTGCATAGTTGTTCTTTTCGCAGAACCTGTTTTTTCATTATCACCTGAAGTCTCACTATCAAT